CAAGAAATTTAAGGTATTTCGAATGACTAAAGATGTCATCTTCAATAACGAGTCTCTCTTCGGAGAAATTCTCGGTCCTCTTGATGAAGAATACCCCTTTTATATCTCTGGGGATTACGCAAAAGCCACCTGTAGTTTTGATAACTATTGGTCATTTGCGTTATTTACGAGAATTGCCGTCCATTTGGGATTACCTGATTCACTGATCAAGGAGATTTCTAAAAGTCTCTTTTCAGTTTTTGATGGTGAACTTCGGTATATCGGTCAGCCTCAAGGACATGGTCTTTCATTCCCCCTTTTGTGCATCCTCAACTTGCTTATTTACATTGCTGTCATGTATATTTATGATGGTCGAATTGAATACGATATAAATAAACTGCCAGTCCTCATTAATGGGGATGATATTGTGTTCAAGGGGAACGAGCGGATAATGGCTATCTACGCTCAATTCGTGAAGCAGATCGGAATGGAACTTAGTCTTCAAAAGACTTACTGCTCACGTCTTATGACTCTCAATTCGAGAGTTATCGGGTGGAAGAGACATGTTGTCAATCAAGACTTACATGAGGAAACGGTTTTATACCGTAATCATCTCCTCCAACTATTAGAGTTTCGTCCTTCACCCGGTACGATTGAATTGTCCTCTAAAAAGTATTACCCGCCCCAACCAAGGGAAAAGTACGAATCCATCCTTCGCTTTTCCAGTAGATGTGCTGAAAATTTGAGACCATCTTGCATTCTATACAAGAAGACCCTTAAGATTCTTCTCAAGAATGATCCCAAATTTTCACAGCTTCCCTACTTCGCCGAGATTTCCTACGGTGGACTTGGACTTCCGATTCCTGAGCAAGCTGCTCTAGCTAAGCTCAACAACCGATTGGGTTATAAGATACCTACCCATATCGAGAAGGCTAATTTACAAAAGAAAATAATTATACAAAGAGCCTCCAACGAACTTTTCCGTCAAACTACAGACTTTCTTAAGACCTTTGAAGCGCCTCAAAACGAGCATTATCTGAGTAAGACCACTGACAAGAACACTTCCTGTAAGTGTGTGTTAAAGGATCTCTATCCGGGTTTCGTTTGTAATTGTTCCATCATCACCGATGTGAGCCCAACTACTATGTTTTTTAATCCATTTGCCTACCCGGTAGGTGGATTAAGGACGTATAATGTTACCGCTCTTCCCGATGATCCTCGTATTACTACTGAGGAGAAGATGAGAAACAAAATACATGGAACCACGAAAGAAGATTACGATCCTCAAGATCAGCAGGTAAACACAGTTTTAATGCATTCACACGTCGATGCAATCGCAATGAAGGGTTCGTGGGCTGCTCCTATCCCTTCGGGGATGGGGCAGTTTGCGGATTTTAAGTTCTTCAACTCTTCGGAGAAGAGAACTATAAGCGTCGATAGAGAGCTTCCGTCTTCAGTCTTCTATCCTTTGGAATCATTATCCAGAGATCAGATCGAAAAAGAGCCTTTAGGGCCTTCTTTTAGTATTAATCGATCTTGGGAATGGAACTATAATTCCCTAATAGTGTAGCCCGCCTGATACACTCCCC